TGAGGCGTACTGCGAGAAGCAGTACAGGGAGGTTTTGAACATGAGGGCTTTGAAGCCTGCCTTCAGGTCCTGGGATTCGTACCGCTGAAGCGCCTGTTGGGTGCCCTCGAATAGCGCCTGCGTCGAGGCATCAGACACCATCCACGTGGGCATCGTCTTCGAGCCGGTACCCTTGGCGCACTGATTCCATGTCGTCGTGAACGCGGCTTCGACATCCGTGTCATCCACATACGTATTCGACTGCGGACGCCAGAACACGTCAACAGCCGCGTCAATGCCACCATCCGACCCCTGGCCCGATGTCGGGATATGTGTCAAGAGACCCAGAAACCCATTCGTGGACGTCTGAAAGATGTACTGTTCGATCAGGTCGTCATGCGACTCCAACGCGTTGTCGATCAACGAGGCCACGAGCGCAATTTTCTGGTTCTCGGACGCGTTCTGCACTTCATCCTTTTTCGACCAGACAATCGGCGCACACAGCTCGGCGATATCATAGACCGCCGACGTGAGTACTTCCGTCTTCGTCATGGCGATTGGCTGCAGATCGGTCGCGAGGAATCCCGCACCCGGATTACGTTTGTAATCGAGCGGCACTTCGATTTGGGAGCCGAGCGATTTGCGCTCAACCGCACCAAGTTTTTCCTGCATACGGAGGAAGGCCGATTCGGCCCACTGATTTTGTCCGCGCCGTTTGTCAGCAAGGACAGCCGCGTACGATGTGGCAAGAATTTGAGAGACTGAAGGCATGATGGCCCCTTTCACACGCGCAAATCATATGACCCATTCAACAGTTGGATCGTTCGACTGCCGTCCGTTACGGGGCCGGGTCGTCAGCGTCTGCCGCGAGGGGAGACTCACACCCTAGTGACGTGACATGCCACTATTCGTAATTTCAGTGTACTGGTAATCACTCCATGTGTCAATGCACGGGACCACGTCGTGCAGGCTTGCAGGCCGGCCTGCAGGCCTACCGCATCTGTGCCGCCGCCATGGCTTCACGGACAATGTCCTGCGTCGTGCGGTTCGTGTCAGAGACGTCGGGTTTCGTCGCTGACGGGGCCGACAGCCGAGCAGCGCCGGGGCGTTTACTCAATTCGCCGAGTAATTCCGTCCGCATCTTTTCGCGATCGGCCACGTTCGCGTGCTGAAGGCGTGGGAGAAGGACCTGTGTACACGCCGCCTCGAATGTGAGAGGAATGCCTGCCGCATCGGCCTTATGCAACACCTGAATAATCTCGCTCGCATTGCCTTTCTGGTACTCGGCGGTAAACGCCTCTCCCCATGTGGCGACTGCGTGATCGAGTTGGGCTTTGACGCGCGGCGCGTACTCGGCGTGCGCCTGCTCGGCTTTCAAGCGATCCTCTAAGGGGGCAAACCGCTTACTGAACAGCTCCGTGACTTCAGCAAGCGCGTCCGTCTTCGCTTTGTTCACGAGCCAGAGTTCTCGTCTGTCCTGTTGTTCGGGCGAGTAGCCAACAGAGCCATCCTCGAACTGGACATCAGGACGCGGGATCGACTCGGTTGTGGCTGCGCGTGTGGCCGCATCGTTGGCCGCATCTGGCCGGGCATCCGACTGATGCGTAAACCGCCCATACTGTTCGGGATACATTGCCGCCAGCACATTGATATACCGCTCGGGGTCCGTCTGGACGAGCGTATCTGCCGCCTCGAAGTTCTTGAGCCGGGCTTCGGCGGCTGTCAGTTTACCAGTATGGGTGCCAAGCAGTTCCTGCACTTTGGCGTGGACCTGCCGTACGGTCTTTGCCAGCACCTTCCGATGCCGGGAATACGGCATCCGGTTATCCTGCTGGACATGATTTGACCAGTCGATCCCGTACCCTTTCATAATCGCGGTCAGGTCGGGATCTTCGTCCGTGTCGGGTGTGGCCGCACGCTCGGCCAGTCTCTCGGGCTCGAGACTCTCGGGTTCGGGTGAGCTGTCGGGTGGGCTGCCGACTGCCGGCTCGCCGACGTCGGCAACACGGTCAGAGGGATCAGACGGGAAATCCGCCTCGCGTACAGCAGCCGCCACAAGACTCTCGGTCGTCACATCGTCAGGCATATCGGTCTCCTGCTACGGGGAGTCCATCGGTTCTCCAACGACTCCGTGTTAGACAAAACGTTGTGTGTGATGCAAGTGGTTTTTATCGCTGCCCGGTGACGGGATATGTTCGACTTTGTTCACGAGTCCTCGTGCTTTCGCCACACGAGCCATTTCCGACTTGGTGTAATATTTTCGGGGACTCCCATCTTCATGGCAGATCCCGTGTCGAATCCACACCCCGCCAGGAATCTCGTCACCATGCACCGCGGGCGCACCACCGAGCCACACGCGGTCAACCGTTCGCTGGTGGCATACCTCGCATATGAACGGACGCAGGGGACTGTCCACCCGTTCAAGATAGTCCACGACTGTATGCCCACACGCCGTACATTGCACATCAATCATGCGCATCGCATCCTCCGCGATCGGCCTACTGCATATCACGTGACCGCTTCATCACGCGACTCCCTAACGTCCATCCTGGGTGAGCATCCTCGGGTGTGGCTGGCTCGGGAGGGGGCGAACCAGCCACACCACCGGCTCCGGGAGGCGCCGCAGGAGATGCGGACGCGCTCTCGGAAGACTCTGGCGCATCAAGTGACTGCGCCGATCGCAGTGCGGCCTTTGCCGCGTTCATCTCGTCTGGTGTGGGGAGTTGCTGATGCTTCGCCAGCATGGCGGCCACCATCGGGTTCATCAGGTCGTCCTTGCCAGAGAATCGGAAGGAGATATTGGGCTCTTCTGGTCCCTTCGGCTGTGGCGGTACCACCACCAGACTGGGATCCAGACCCGACAATTCTGCCATTTCCGCGAGAATGGGAAGCGGATTGACAAATCCCGACTTGACCGTCAGATTCAAGAACTCGCTGAGACGCTGAAATCGCTCTCGTGAGTCGAGCATGATGGTCGCGTCGGGGCGGATGGTGAATGCCAGATCGTGGAGTATGTGTTTGCGGTCCCACGCTTTCTCCATGGCCTCGCGTTCGTCGGGCGCAAGGAGTGGGAAGTCTGAATACAGCGCCAAGAGCCCCGTGAGCACCGAACAAATACCAAGAAAGAAGGTGGCTGTTGCCGCACGATCTTGCCCTATGACCGTCGCAAAATTCGCCTGCACATTCGTCACCTGGGTCGCGGTCTGCTGCACACCCCCACCAACGCCCTGTTGATTGGTCCCAAGATGCCACACCTCATTCAGGTCGTCCTTGGCCGTGCGGTCAAATGCCAAGTCCTCAGACGGGTAACTGGCGCGCGCGACTTCGCCAAAGGCCCGATCACCCGGCCCATTCGACGGAATCATGCCTTGCCAGTTCCCTTTCATCAGCAAATCCTGGATGGTCGGATCCACGCGATTGACATCGAACCAACGCATCGGCTGTGAGCGCTCTCGATTTTCGAACATTTGGCGCCGGGAGCGCCGCATGTCATTGACTTGGGGGCGTCCGGCCGCCGTATCACTCGGCGGGATGGGATTATCCGTGATATAGGTGAGCGTGAGAAACCGGATCGGAAATTTCAACGATCCGATGTAAGTATTTGTCTGGGGATCGAGTTGCTGGCCCTTCCACGCCTCGTGAATGACGGGTTCGTCCTTCCCTTCCACAAAGACCATCTTCCAAATGCTGTCAAAGTGTTGTTCCTCGGGATCGAACCGATGCCGCCAGTAGTACAGCGTATCGTAGTGGATGACCTTGAGATTTTGCAGCGCCGAGCCCCGGATGTCCCCAGACCGAAGCGTGTCAGACTCCTGCCGCGTCCCAAATCCTGCCAGCAGCGTCTCTTTGTCCTGATCATTGAGGTTGAATGCCGACTTGCCCTCGGCCCAGGACATCGCGCCAGAGCGGCCAACATAGTCCGCGTCATCGAAACACGAGCCAAGAAACTCAGCAGGCGTAATCAACTCACTTGGTGAAAACCGCGACACATAGAACTTGTCACTCACGACGACGTCCATCGTCTTGAGATGGAGAATGCCAGCCCCGGCCAACTGCTGAAGCTGTGCCTCACTCAAATCCGTGGTCGGGAGAGGCTGACCGTTCGCGCCGGGGATGGTGTCCTCCACAGCGACCGTCTTTGTCGTAAAGCGCGCGGCGTACCCCACCTCGACCCCGCCAATGCCAGCCGCATTCACGACGTCATTCAGTACTTCCATCATGGCCACAGAGATGTGGGCGCGCGTGTCTCCCAACTCGTAATTCAGGGATTTGGCCAACGGGCCAACCGCTGGACCAAAGCGCGGATGCACATGCGTCAATTGCACAGTCGGGAGCTGTGAGTAGAGATTTGCCGTTTTCGTCTTCGTGAGGGACCAGTCGGGATTGATTTCCGCCTGACTCTCGGCCTCATCCACGATCGCATTACCCCCGAAACTGCCAGCGAAGATGCCGACCCGGCCGCCGAGCCGACGATCGACGTTACTCCGCCACTCGGCCATGTGTTGCTTGCGGTCGTCTTTCGAGCCGCTCAGCCGATCCTTGAGGTACTTGACGATGGCGGTATTCGTCTCGTCGTTGGCACGGGCAGGACTCATGCCCGCCGTCTGAGGCGGCACAGCCGCTCGTTCATCGGTCATACATCATCCTTCTGGTAGTCTATCATGCGCGATGCCGTGGTTTCGGTCGCATCCACTTTGGCACGAGCGAGGTGTCGGGTTCGCGTGCGGGCGCCACACGTCCCATGCAGAAGTACGCCCACGCCACGACGAAATGGTCATCTCCATCGGCCATCTTGCGCGTGTCGCTTGTGTTCATTTGCATCATCGGCATGGTTCGGACGAGATTCGGACACGCCGACTCGACGATACGACCCATCGGCACACCATCAATGAGCGTATTCAGGTGTTCATTGATGGCGTAGCCGTAGAGTTCCCGATCGTTTTGTGCCGGCGTCAGGGGGACGTGATGCTGTTCAAAGATGTCCCCAATCGAGAAAGGGGCCGCACCATCTTTGACGAACATCGTGGGATCGCAGACCGTGTCCACAATGCGCATGCCAGCCGATTCGCGATGGATCGCGGTGGCGACATCAGCCGCCAGCATTCGCCTACCATGGCGCTCCTTAAACACGATCGCCCATTTATTCGGGAGTACCGCAATCCACAAGCAGACCCACGGATCGGGAAAGTAGCCCCAATCCACCGAGCGATAGATAGAGACCCATGGCAAGTCGAGCAGAGGCCGGCCCTTCCACGTCGGGAGGGTCTTGATCACATGCCAAGGCTCGCCAGTGTTGGTCAGCCGGCGGAAGTCGGTAAAGTACGCCCCCTCAATGACAAATTCGCCGTGCAGCCACGCACGACGCACATGGTCAGGGAGATTCCGTAATCTCGCTTTATTTGTGGGATCGGCATAACGATTGTCGTCCATCGTCGCGAATTGCATCTCGAAGTCGGTGGGGATGTAGTCTGGGAAT